GCGGCGTAGTCTTTCTGCAATGCTGCGTAAAGTTCTGGGGTATCGTCCACTGTATAGATGAAACAATTGCCAATGAGTGCCGCCAGGATTAATATGAACATCAAGAAGCTAAAAAGCCTCGGGGTTGTGCGGCGTCCTGTGTGTCTTTTTGTTTTGTACATTAGAAAACCTCCTTTTTAAGCATTATATCACGAAGGGTCGCAGTAGTAAATAGGTTCGTGAGAAATAATAAAAAGCAACCCATAATAATTAAATCGGCTTAATCTAGGACTTGTAACAAGTTATATACGAGTTCGTAATGATTTTCGAGTGTAATTATACTCGGGTTATTACGAACGTGTTACGAGTAACCTATTAAATATAATATTCTATCTACAAGGCAGATAGAACATTATATTAAGTGTTAAACTGTTTCGGTATACTTGAGCGATATCCAACCAACACCACTCTTGAGTTTACCCCAGTCATCCTGGGTAGCAACAATGGTATAGATACCTTTGTCCTTAATTGTACCGGTAATTGCATAATTTGTCCCAGCGCCTTTACGAATATTAAGGGCCGTAGCAGTAACACGAACCAGATATGCCTCATCCGTAATCTTTTCGTTTATGCGCTTAAATAGAGCAACCATATAGTCGGCTGTAGGAACGTATGACCCAGCGATAGCTTTCTGCCAATCCTCATCAGCAGACAAGTCCAGGATAGTGTCTGCGACAGCTTCTAAGGTCTTTGTCGTATAGGTAAGGCCTGCTTTGGCACAAACCTTCTCAAAGACCGCCTGTAGGTATGCAGGAACTACTGTGATTTGTCCTGCCAAAACCTTCTTCCAGTGCGTCGGTGACGAAAGTCCAATTTTCTCTGAAACAGATGCAACTAAGTCGGCATATGTCTCAGTAGTCACAGTTGCCGTGGTACTGGAAATACGCGCCTTAAACTCTGCCCACATCTCGTCACCAGTCTTACCATAGTACTTATTTGTGTCTGAGCCTTGGTACGGCCGCGGGCATTGCTTATGTGTTACATCATAGTGTCGAATGACATGGTCTGCATCGATATTGTACTTTGCCATTAACCACTGAACAACTTCTACAAGGCGGTCAATAGTTTCCTCCGTAAAGTACCAGTCTTTATCAGAGGCATACATTGTTGAGGTACTCAGCTTATAAGGCCTAACCTCAATACCGATACTGTTACTGTTTCTGCAACTTGCATGATAATACGTACCAGAAGTACCACAATGCCATGCAATGTCTTCGAACTCAACGCTCTGATAAACTTCATGGTCGGCATCCAGGGCAAGATGTGCGGAGGCGCCACGATAAGCACTTCTGAAGTATTCGCTTACAGCCTTCGGGCTGCCTAGCGACCCAAAGTAATGGATAACTATCCATTTGATTCGGCCTTCGTTATTCTTGTCGGTAAAGTTTATGTCGGTTAAGTTCTTTACGATTGTGAACGCCATTATTTGTCCTCCTCTTCGTCTTCGAACTCTATCCCGTCAAAGCCCATGGCGTCAGGGTCAAGAGAATTTCTAAACTCTCTCTTTTCTGCTGCCGTCATTTCTTCTACAGGTTTAGGCGGAACAATTCCTGCTTTTATTGCTTCGCTACTCCAAGCCATGTTCTGTCTCCTTTCTAGCCAACGGCTGCTGTATCATCATCTGAGGTTTCCTCAGTAGATGTCTCAAGTAGCTTGTCAGTCTGCGTATCTACAAAGTCTTCAACTGAGTCCTGGATATCGCTTTTGACTGACGCTTTCTTTACATTGAGAGCGGCGACGATGCAATCAATTGTACCATCGATTGTTTCATCACAACTATCAATCCATTTATCGTACTGTTGTTTAACCCATTCTTTTTTCTGCGGACCAGACCCAGGCGGTCTAAACTTCTTTTTATGCTCTGCCACAGCGACTAAGATACGCAGCACTAATCGTGCAATACATTTGGTACGCACAATCTTTTTAAGCAGCGCTCGTACTGGTTTGTTGATAAAGTTAACAACAATGCCTAATGCTATTAATACCAGTATTGTTTTCAGCAAGTCAGGCATCTACACGCACCTCCTATACGACATGCTCACTGCCCTGACAATACATGAAGTCTTTTATTTCATGCTTGACAGTTACAGCGTAACGTTTTGCTTCGGCCATTTCTCCGTTACATTTAACAATGTCACTACGCTCTATTGCGCAGGCAGTAGCTTCACTAAGAGCTAAAGATGCTGAAACGCCTTTTAGCAGCAGCACATTGTTTTGTACGCGGGTCTTCTCAGCCGCTTCTTCCCGTTTGTCCCGTTTGTCAAAGTACCGCTTGAGATACCACAGCACCCCGCCACATATAATAGATGGTATTGCTGCTATTAGCCAAGTTTCAATCATCTCTCTATCCTCCTAAGATATAATATTAAGGCGCACTAAGTTCTGATAAACTGCGGAAGGGAAAATCAAAGTAATCACATAAGTACTTACTCATTTCTACCATCTCTGTCTCTGATAAAGCTCGGTTGTAATATGCCATATACATAAAATTACTGCCTACACCAACAGAAAACATAGTTAAAGCATCATCTCTACCTGACCAATCATCTATGACTGTAGCGTAGTCACCGTTACCAAAAGATGCTCCTATTATATTATCTTCATCCGTGTATGCGCAACCTGAGCAAGTCACGCCGTTATATAAGGACCCTATTACTTTTGAAGTAAACTGTGTCATACCGCCGTACCTAGAATTGGCAACGACTATGCAAGACTTGACGCCAAACTGATAGGAAGTATAAGCCTCTTGAAAATTTGATGTGGTTTCTTCCGGATTTTCTAAGACTATAAAAACAGTACGTGCGGTTATTTCAGGTAAACCTAAAGGATTATACCAGGCAAAAAATCTAGATGTACATTCGCCAATATACTTTCTGTTATTACAATACTCAGTATCTTGTAGTATCTTAGCAGAGCCCTCTATAATCGGTGAAAAAACCATGTCATAGTTATAAAACGATTGAAATTGTGTATAGCCAGCATAGAATGTATAAAGACCTACATAGCCTATTCCATCATATGTAGAAACAGCGGCAGATAACGTCCAAGTAGAAGGCTCGGCGGCAGACGCCAGCCATATTTTACCGCGTAAAGTAGTGCCAGTATACTCGGCTTTTAACTTATACCAGGTATTAAGTGTAGGAGTAAAAGCCGTAGTAGATATGTTTGTAAACGTAGTGCCTGAAATACTTCTTAATCTAAACTGTTGGTCATAAATACCTACAAAATAACCTGAAGTAGGTGTAGAAGGAGAGTCTGCGCCAAAATATATAAAAGCACCTTGATTAGCGGTATCCACCTTAAATTCTACCTCTAGTACACCTACATTAGTACTAGGAGCAGCCCCATAACCAAAGTACCGCCTAAGATTAGTACCATTATATGCTTCTACGAAGTCTGTACCGGTTACTGTCCAAGTACCACCGCCGGTAGCAGTAAAATCGTTAAAGTCAAAAGTAAAGGGCGGTTGTACAGGTAGCGAAAAAGCACTTGGTACATATTCTGTTATATACCCGGATGCATCGAGCGCATAGTAGTCTTCATTAGGATTAATCTCAAAGACTAACCCGTCAGTTATTTTACGGCCAGTAATATCTCCGCTTCCGCTACTTCCAACTACGTTATGCTTCATTAAAGCAATAGCAACCATCTGTAGGCGCTCTGCATTTGTTAATGCCATTGGTATCCCTCCTTATGAAATAGAAATAGTAGCAGAATGGCTATCTGGCCAAGTTATAGTCATACTCGTAGCTGTCTCAGTAAAAGTTAGCGTAGTAGGTGTTGTTTCACCTTCCATAGTAACATCAATGGTACCGGCTGTTGTATCTATTGCAACGGCGTCAATCCTACGATGCTTTGCATCTACAAAGTCCCCAAACTCAATAGTGACGTCCTCACTAGAATTGTTGACGTAACGTAGCTTAGCGTACCCAGCGCCCTTTGTAATAAATAACTTGTCATTGTCTCCTGTACCAGAACCGGCGCCCATAACTATTTGCGGAACCTTAACGCCGCCAATTTCTTCAAAAGAAAATTCGCCCTTAGTATATTCAGTATAAACGTACTGATATACTGGCCAAGACGTAACGTCAGTAGTAACAGACTCATGCGCGTCACTTAGCCAGTATAATAGAGACCCATACCTATCTGCAGCTTGTTCATACGAACTGCCGTCAGTCTCCGCAGTAATCCATAGTACGTACTGGTCATATACCTTTATGTAATCAACATCAGAGGTATCTGAGTCTAAATACTTCTGTACTTTATCGGACGTCTCAAGCCGGTCAACAGTCAACTCAGCAATATAGCCCTTATCTGCCGATAATACATTTGTAATAGAAACATTAGTAACTACTACGTCAATTTCAGCTGATATGGCATTGAGCACAGTAGTAGACAAGGTGCCATCAAATACTAGATTAGTTTCACCAGTCTCACTATCGTATTCGTAGTAGAGTTTATTAGTCCAGGTCTCTCCTGTGCCATCGCCAACTTGAAAAGCCATACTATCGGCATTAAAGTATGCTCTGGCTAAATTATCCGACCTAATAGCTTCGAAGCCAGTTTCAGTAGTAATACGTATACCATAATATGTCTTATCGGTAACAAGCGTGTTATTCAAAGATTTTGCCAAAGACCATGCGGATAACGTAATACCATCAGATGAAAAGATAGTGAAAGTAATACTTGTAAATGCGCTAACATCGATACCATCATAATTGCTTATTGACGGGTATAGTATAGCCGAAAAGCCATCAGAAATGTTAACTATTGGGAACAGTGCATCATAGGTATTACCATCCTCATATAAGATATAAATACGCGCAAAAGAGGTCGGACTATACTGAGAAGTATAACTACTCGCTGTAAGCAGCAGTAAAAGCGCATCCGGCAAGAGGTTAGTATTATCTATTTCTGTGACTGTAACTGAAGCCGACCCACCTGCAGCTATGACTATTTCTGTTTCAGACATTGTTGCATCGGTCAATGTCCATCCTGTAGTAGGCAGAAAACTGGTGCTAAACTGCATTTAACTCGCCTCCATTATATCTGCATTAATAAGCGTTAAAGTAGTAGACAATGAACCAGCAAAAGTATGCTTAGCTCGCTGTATAATACCTGTAAAAGCCAGATTATACTTGGTGCTTTGAACTGTAATCTTGTCACCAAGCTCAAGCAATAAGTTACCGCGAATCTGAACATCCAATGTGGGAATATCGCTAGCTACAAAAGCATCTAAAAAAGCCTTGTAGGACTCAGCCTGAGTTTCAGTCTGGATATACTTATTACTATATGTAAGCATGTTGTCAGTTTCATCTGATAAGACAATATCTGTAAACTCTACCAAAGTACCATATGCACTAAGATTAGTATCTAGAGCGGCACCAGTATCGTTTTGTGTAGTAAGAGTTACCTGCCATGGAGTATATGCAAAAGCACTGATATATACTAATTCATCAATGGTTTGAAAAGCAACATGTGAAAGAGCTGCTACCGGTCCTTTATCAAAAGAAATAGGCGTAAAGGTAGCGGCACCATTTGGTATAGATAGCTCGTCAACTTCAAGTATATTAGTATTCATAGAAAGCTGTGGATACCTATAGGTAAAAGCAACACCATCATAAGTTTTAAGAGTACTTTGCTTTAGACTTACGCTGACAATTTGGTCCCCATCTGTTAGCGTAGCACGCAAAGCTCTTGTAGTAACTACTGGGTTAGCTACAATAGTACCAGTACGGTCAGAGTAGCACATTGCTTTTGCAGCACACGCTAAGTCTGATAGCGTACCTTTAATATCAGACTCTGCATAAGCAAATGGAATAACGTCTGTTAAACTAGCATCAGCTGTCATAGAGTATCCCAACACAGAAAAGTAATACTCAATAAATTGTTTGAAAGTATAGCTAGGCACTACCTGTACGTCTGTAGAATCCCCGGCAAGAACGTCTTTCATAATATCAGTGGCGTATACAGAGGCTGTAAGCGCTGTTACAACAGCGTTCCACTCAGTTACATAAAAGACACCAAGTTGAATCCAGTTAAGCGTATCTGTACTGTCAAGTAATCTGATATATGGAATAATTTTGACACCAGTCTTTATCTTTCCATAGTATGTGCCTGATGCATTAGAGGGCGAAAATATACCGTCCTGGTTTAAGAGTGTTATTTCAAGTTCATTAGCTGAGACAGCGCCGAGAGGATTTGTACTCTCGGCACTAGACTCTTCTGAAATAGACACCTGCATTATATAATCATGGCTAGTAACCTCTATAGGTGTCTCATCAAAGTATATAGCAAGCTTACACTCTACTTCTCTACTGAGTGCATTAAAGTCACTATCTACATGGTCACGCGTAGCCATTCAAATCACCTACTGTTCTATAAGATTAAACGTAACATTCTTCCATACCCAGTTAGTAGTTGCGCCGGCACGGTGTAGCTCTGAAGGTATGGACCCTGAGTACACTGTAGCAGTATCTGCTACACCATTCTCTAAAAAGCCAAGAGTAAAGAACAAAGAGGTTGTATTCCAGATGGCATCAAGAATAGTATCTAAGTCCTCACCGCTAATGGCGTCATAGGTAAAGTAGAACTTTCGCTTTTTAGCAATTAAGTCTCCTGCCATAGTTGCATCGGCAAGGCGTTCAAGATTAGTAACGTTGTAGCGCTCAATCTTAAACGTTGTAGGGTTCTTAATCGCAGTACTATCAATTGTAAAGAAGGCCATTAGTTATCCCCTCCTTGCACTTTCTTGCAGATTAATAACCTGCATCTTTTTGTTAAGCTCACGTAGACTCGCATCATCAGCAATTAAGTTGCCAACATACAGTATTGGTCTGGTATCCTGTGTTCCTGCGCTGCTACCTGAGAAAGTAGCAAGCAGAGGTGCCAATGTGGCATACAGACCATCCGCTACAGCATCCACAAACGGCTGCATAGCAGTATCATTTTCAAGCGGTACAATTGCCTCTGCTTTGTTACCTTCAGCAAATCTTGCAACATGCTCTCTATTGAATATACCACCAACAGCGTGCCCAAGTCCTGTACCAGATGTAGTATAGGCAGACGTATCAATACTTTGCGCCTCACTATTTAGACCAAAGAATGTGCGCAGCTTTTCTATACCGTTGTTAATCCAGGTAAAGAACTTGCCGAAGACATTGTTCCACATGTCAGAAATCCAACCTGTAAACATGTCGTAGATATTGCCAATACCTTCAGTAACGCTGTTATACATATCAGATATAGCAGTTGTTACGTCTTCGTACATATCGGAGAAGTAACCTGTAACATCCTCCCAAATATCTTTTACCTTCTCAGTAGCCGTTTCCCAGATATTTGAGAACCATTCTGAGACAGTATTCCAGATACCCTCAACTTTTTCAGCTATTACATCCCAGATACCTTGGAACCACTCCGACACAGCGTCCCAGATGCCTGTAACTTTTTCTACTACTGTGTCCCACATAGACTGGAACCACTCAGAAACAGCTTCCCAAGCGCCAGTAAGCTTCTCAACAATAGTATCCCAGACAGACTGGAACCACTCAGATATAGAGGTCCAGATACCAGTTACTTTTTCAACAATTGTGTCCCAAATATTCTGGAACCATTCTGTAACAGAGGTCCATACTCCTGTAACTTTTTCAACTACTGTGTCCCAAATATTCTGGAACCATTCTGATATGGATGTCCAAATACCTGTTACCTTTTCTACCACTACGTCCCAAATATTCTGGAACCAAGTAGAAACAGCAGTCCACAAATCAGTGACAACTTTAACGATTAGGTCAAAGATAAAATCAAAGATGTTGTAGATAGTATAGCCTATTGTTGTAGCAACGGTAGTAATTGCCGTCCAAATATCAGTGCCAACACGCGTAACTGCTGCAACAATATCAGAGAACACAGTAGTTATCGCTGACCAAATGTCCGATAAAACAGGCTCTAAAACGCTGCTATAGAAACTTGAAAAAGCATCGGCAATAGGCGCAAATAAATCAGCAAACCACCCAGAAATAGTGTCCCAAGTAGTACTAAAGAACTCACCAATACTTGCAAACAAATCGCCAAAGAAACCTGTAAAGGACTCCCAAAGTCCGCTAAAGAAATCTGCAATAGTTTGCCCGACACTTTCGAACCATCCAGTAATAGATGACCAGGCATCCGTGATTCCATCCCAAACACTCTTAAAGAAGTTACCGATTGCAGTACCAATATCTACAAAGAATCCACCGATTGCTTTGCCTACCTTTGCAAACCATCTGCCGACACCAGCGAACCATTCTTTAATAGCGTCCCAGTTATCGATAATTAGTCCTACAATCCAGCCTACCAGAGCACCTACTGCAGCACCTATTAAAGCACCAACAGGACCACCGGCAATCATACCAATAGCAGCTCCAATACCTGTGCCAAGACCAAGAGATATACCAGAAGCATCCCAGTTACCATTGGAAAAACCATCGATAAACATATCAGTAATCCAGCCTACCAGGGCACCAATAGCAGCTCCTATCGCAGCCCCTAACGGGCCACCAGCAATCATACCAATTGCTGCGCCAAGTCCTATGCCTACGGGTAAACCAACAGAAGACCAATCACCATCTTCAATTCCACGGGCAATAGCGTCCGCTATCCAGCCTACTAGGGCCCCTATTGCTGCTCCAATAACCGCTCCTAGTGGCCCACCGGCTATAAAACCTATAGCTGCGCCAAGCACCGTTGCAATTGGTAAAGCAACAGTGCCTACATCTGTTAAGCCAAGCGCATCTGCCACAGCAGGCCAGAAGTAACCGGCAATAGCGCCAGCAATCATGCCGATTTTAGCCCCAAGTGGACCGCCTATTACTGTGCCTAAAACAGCACCAAGTAAAGCACCTATACCGGCACTAAGCAGCTTTTCTTTTCCACCAAGAGCTTCAAGAATGTTATCTACAAAGTCTTGCGCTATGCCAACAAAATCTGTGTCGCCCCACAAATCACCAACATCAGACCCAAGACCATCTAGACCAGAAAGAAGGTCATCGAGTTCATCAGTTATGCCAGACTCATCGGGTGTCTTAAGACTGAAAACTTCATCAAAGCCAAGTAGGCCGGCAGCTGCTTTTGAGGCACTGCCTGTACTGTCTGCTAGGTCATCCATATTATCACTGGTTGTATCTAGCGCTTCGTTAAACTTTTCAAGGTCAGATGTAACCTCTTTAGTCTCTGGCAATAGTGTGTCTTCGGCAGACGCGCCACCAAGAGAGGTCAGCGAACTCCAGAGGTTACGTACTGAAGCAGCAAACTTATCGCTAGCTCCAGATAAGGCTACAAATACACCGACACCAAAAGCAAGCAAGGCCCAGACAGGATGAGCTACAAGGAAGTTAAGCGCGATTATCAAGGCTTTCACAGCTTTTATAATAGCCCCAATGACCGCTGTAGTAACTAGTGCAGCAAGTGCCTGGACTTTATAAATTAACCAAGCAGCTGCAGCCCCGAGAATAGCCGCTACCAAGACCTTCATAAGAGTTTCATTTGTAGTTATGGCTTTAATTACGGCTGCTAATACACCTAATATTGCGTTAACTACTGGCAATATAGCGTTTAAGGCAGGTACTAAGCCTGCTACAAAAGCTTTTACTAAACGAAATACACTTGCTACTACACTCTTTATAACGCTCCACAGATTCTGTAGGTTTACAATAAGTGTACGTACCGCTTCTTGTGCCTCTTCTGGAATAATTGCCTCAAAGACACCGCCAAGACCTTTTGTCTGATATATCTCATATAGGCCAGTCATAAGGTCTTCTATACTCGCTAAAGCATCATGCATTTTATCTGTTACAGGTTCAAAGATACCTGCCGCTAACATTAGCGCAACATCTTTAATGTTACTTACTAAGCCTTTAGTAGTTGAGGAAGACTGTTCAAGGACATCGCCAAATCTTTCATTGATACCATCTACAAGGGCGTTTATAGCCGTTGCAGCAGGAATAGCCTGGTCCCCGATATTGCCGAGTTCTTCGGCAGTGAGGCCAAGCTTTTCACGTAATATTTCATAGGCAGGAATGCCAGCTTCTGCAAGCTGTCTCATTTCTTC